ATTGAATCTTCTGACTCTCCAATGAATGAAAAAGCAAAGACTATTAATAATAACCTGTTTGTTGGTTCCACGGCGGAACTACAAAAAGTGATTTCGGAAATGAAGAATGGTGGATCATCAACTCAGTAACATAAAGGGATATAACGGAAATATCAACCTTAAACGCGAAAATCAAAATATAGATTGGACACCAGATCTCGTTCAAGAATATATTAGATGCCAAAATGATGTCGTATATTTCACCGAAACCTATATGAAGATTATTAACGTCGATAGAGGTTTGATTAGTTTTAAGCTTTATTCCTATCAAAAGGAAATGCTTCTTAATTTCAAAGATAATCGTTTTAATATTGTTACAACAGCTCGTCAGGCTGGTAAGTCGACGACTACATGCGCATTCATTCTTTGGTACATCATCTTCAATCCAGAAAAGACTGTTGCGCTACTAGCCAACAAGGGCGATACGGCTAGAGAAATTCTTGGTCGCGTTCAGCTAGCCTATCAGCATCTACCAAAGTGGCTGCAGCAGGGTGTAAAGGAATGGAACAAGGGTTCATTCGAGCTTGAGAACAACAGCCGTGTTATCGCTGCTGCTACTTCATCAGACGCCATTCGTGGTTATTCTATCAATATGCTATTCATCGACGAAGCAGCGTTCATTGAAAATTGGGACGACTTCTTCACCTCGGTTTATCCTACTATTTCATCTGGTACAGAATCAAAGATTGTTCTTGTTTCTACACCAAATGGTCTGAATCACTTTTATAGTATTTGGGTAAATGCAGTAGAAGGGCGAAGTCAGTACGTAGCAAAGAAGGTGCTTTGGCAGGACGTTCCCGGAAGAGATCATAACTGGCAGCAAGATACACTCTCGGCGATGAACTTCGATGTCGAGAAATTTGATCAGGAATATAACTGTGAATTTCTTGGTAGTTCTGGTACGCTTATCGCTGGTTGGAAGTTGAAAGAGCTTGTCCATCAAAGTCCAATGGTTGAGCGCGAAGGACTTATTCAATACGCCGCCCCACAAAAAGATCATATCTATATTATGGTATGTGACGTTTCTAGAGGTAAAGGACTAGACTACTCGGCGTTCCAATTACTCGATGTAACACAGATGCCATATAGTCAGATATGTACATACAGGAATAATGCTGTATCGCCAGTTGATTATGCAGATACTATACATAGATTAGCTAAAGCATACAATAATGCATCTGTTCTTGTTGAAATTAATGATATTGGCGAGCAGGTATCACATTCATTGCATTATGACTTTGGTTATGAAAATGTTCTGTTTACGGAGAATGCTGGTCGTTCAGGTAAGAGAATAACTGGTGGTTTCGGTGGTCATAATATCGACAAAGGTATCAGAACAACTAAGGTTGTTAAGTCAATCGGCTGTTCGATAATGAAGTTGTTAATAGAACAAAATCAGCTTGTCATTAACGACTTTCATACTATCAATGAACTTTCTACTTTCTCGAAAAAGGGTAATTCGTACGAAGCAGAATCAGGTAAGCATGACGATTTAGTGATGTGTTTGGTGCTGTTTGCTTGGCTTTCTGAGCAACAGTACTTTAAAGACTATACAAATATCAACACATTAATGTCACTTAGAGAAAAGAGCGAAGAAGATATGGAGCAGGATATGGCTCCTTTTGGGTTTATCGACGACGGGCGTGAAGATTACGATGAGGGTATTGAACAGTTTGTGCCAGACAGTTGGATGTGGAATCAGGCTAAGGACTTCTAAGAAATGGCATTTAATAAATAACAGTAAATAATACTCTCTCATCCCGTTCAAAGGAGATAAAAATGGCATTTCAATTAAGTCCAGGTGTAAATGTTAGCGAAGTAGACCTAACTACTGTTGTGCCTTCAGTAGCAACCACAGATGGTGCTATTGGTGGTATTTTCCAGTGGGGTCCAGTTGGCGAAAGAGTTCTAGTCGATTCAGAGACTAAGCTAGTTCAGTATTTCGGCAAGCCAACCAATCTAAATCCTGAAACATTCTTCACCGCTGCAAACTTCCTATCATACTCAAATCGTCTTTATGTTTCTCGCGCCGCACAGATCGGTGGAAGCACTCCTGTTGTTACGGTTACTTCTAATGTAGGAAATGCTACTTCGTTTAGCAACGTATTTACCTGCACTACCACTGGTCTTGAAGTTGGTATGTATGTAACTCAAGTTACGACTACTACATCTGATACTACTGCTAACAATACAGTCATTAATATTACAAATTCTTCTGGAACAAACTATGCTCCAGTACCAACGATTGTTTCTCTAAATTCAACAGCTATTGTTCTTTCTACAAAAGCGGCAACTAATAGTGCTGTAGCGACTGCAGCTTATTTTGCGCGTCCAGACACTGCATATTCTGCAGTAGCCCTAAATGGAGCAACTGCAGCTGTAGCAAATCTATCAGCCCAGACAGTTAAGAATAATAATGACTACACTTCAAAGGATGGAACTTTTGATACAGATGTAGCATATGTCGCTAAGTATCCAGGGGCTATCGGAAATTCTCTAAGAGTTTCTGTGTGCAGCACCGGAAATAGTTTCTCTTCGAACGTAACTTTAGCTAATTCTACAGTTAATACATACATATATGTGAATGTCGGATCAAACACTGCATATATCAATTTCTTAGGTTCAACTAATGCCTCGGCTAATGCTGTTGCAAGCGGTATCGCTTTAAACGATTTAATTTTAGTCGGTAATAGCACAATTGGAAATCAATATCTTCTTGTGACCGCAGAAACTGTTACTGGAAATGCAACAGCAAACGTTTCTGGTATCGATGCAAATGGTGGCGTTAATGCTATCTCTAATTTCATAACTTCCAATAATGCTGATGTAAATGGAACCCTTATTATTAATAACGGCACTCCTGTAATTTATGCAAATGCTACTGGTAATACTGTCATAGGCGGTCTTACTAATGGTACAACATACTATGCTACTCTAGCAAATTCTACTGGATTTAAAGTTTCTACTACTTTTGATGGTGCTTCTGTAGTAACCCTAACACCAGGGGCTACTGAAACAGGTCATAGCTTTACTGCAAACGTAAATGTCCTTACTATTAATTTCCAAGATTCTTATAGACTACGCGCTAATTACGTGTCTAATACAGTCCAGCGTTTCTGGGAGTATACAAATCTTCTAGGAACTGCTCCTGGCCAGTCTGACTTTCAGCGCCTGAATGGTAACACCTCTGCTAGCGACGAACTTCATGTCGTGGTTGTTGACAATGATGGTCTTTTCACTGGAACACCAGGAACTGTCCTTGAAACATACAAGGGTCTATCTCGCGCGACAAATGCAAAGAATAACGACAACACAATTAATTACTACAAGACAGTGATTAATGAAAATTCAGATTATATCTGGTGGGCTAATGATAGAAGCGGTTCAGTATCAAACACTGCACTAAATCTAACTTCTTCTAGTGAAACTGCTCCAGGAAATCTAAACTTCGTATTCGGTGCTGACGGTCAAAGCGAATCAAACACTAACCTAAGTGTTCTTGGTGCTGCTTATGACATGTTCATCTCAAAAGAAGATATTGATATTTCCCTAGTTCTTCAGGGTAAGCCAATCGGCGGTACAACTGTAGTTGCTGGTGAAACTGTTTCTAACTACCAGCTAGCTAACTATATCATCGACAATATCTGCGTAACAAGACAGGATTGTATTGCTCTTATCTCTCCAGATCTGACTAAGGTTCTGAATAATACTGCTCTACATAGCACTTCTTATGCAGTTATGGACTCTGGTTATAAGTATCAGTACGATAGATACAACGATCTTTATCGTTACATTCCACTAAATGGTGATATTGCTGGTCTTTGTGTTCGTACTGACAGTTCAAATGATGCTTGGTGGTCACCAGCTGGTTTCAATCGTGGACAGATTAAGAATCTAGTAAAGCTAGCTTATAACCCTCGTGAAGCTGAACGTGATATTCTTTACTCGAATGGGATCAATCCAGTAGTTACATTCCCAGGTCAGGGAACTGTCCTATTTGGCGATAAGACACTAACATCAAAGCCATCTGCTTTCGATAGAATTAATGTTCGTAGATTGTTCATTGTTCTAGAAAAGGCGATCTCTTATTCAGCTAAATATTCGCTGTTCGAGTTTAATGATGCCTTCACTAGAGCACAGTTCAAGAATCTTGTGACGCCTTACCTTCGTAATGTCCAAGGTCGTCGTGGTATCACAGACTTCTTGGTTGTTTGCGATGACACTAACAATACTGCACAAGTTATCGATAGTAATCAGTTTGTTGGTGACATCTATGTTAAGCCAGCTCGCTCAATCAACTTTATCCAGTTGAACTTTGTGGCAGTTGGCACTGGCGTTTCATTCTCCGAAGTTGTAGGCAATTTCTAATAAATAGATAAGCACAGAAAAGGAGTAAATAAATGCCATTTAATATTAGTGCATTCAAGTCAAACGGGTTGGTCTACGGCGGTGCCAGACCTTCCCTGTTTAACGTTTTTATGTCAGTGCCAGCTGGTCTTGGACTCGATAACGTCTCAGTAGATAAGTTCCGCTTTGTCTGTAAGACAGCGGAACTACCTGAGTCTGTTATCTCCAGCATCGATGTTCCATACTTTGGTCGTAAGATTAAGGTTGCTGGTGAAAGAGCATTCGCTGATTGGTCAGTGTCGGTAATCAACGACGAAGACTTCTCAGTTCGTGCGATGTTCGAAGCTTGGTCAAATGCGTTAAATCGTTTAGTATCAAACGTACGCGATCCAGCTATCTCAGCTGAACAATACAAGGTTGATCTTGATATCGTTCAGTACGGCAAGGATGGTTCTACACTTCGTTCTTACCAGCTAATTGGTGCATTTCCAACACAGATCAGCGGAATTGCACTAAGCTGGGAATCAGCTAGCGCGATTGAAGAATTTACTGTTAATTTTGCATACGATTACTGGATTCCGCTCGTTGAATCTTCTGATAAGAAGGCTGGCGGCGTTAATGTTTACGGTGGTCTTGCTCAGCAGGACGGCGTAAACGGTCCAGCTTAATAATTGATTATTGATGGAGGGACAATAAAGTCCCTCCTTTTTGGAGATTTATATGGCTGAGTTATTCGGTTACGAATTTAAGAAAAAAGAAAATAAACCAGAGCTACCATCATTTGTTCCAGGTAAGGAATCAGATGATGGTGCTGTGGTCATTTCTGCGGGTGGTGCATACGGTACATATGTCGACTTAGACGGCACAGTAAGATCAGAAGCAGAACTAGTTACAAAGTATCGTGAAATGTCACTTCAGCCAGAATGTGATTCAGCTATTGACGAAATTGTAAATGAGTCTATTGCAGTCGATGAAGAGAATCTTGTAACAATCAATTTAGACGAATTAAAAGTTTCTGATCAAATTAAAAATATAGTTCGTGAAGAATTTAATAATTGTTTAAATTTATTGGATTTTAATAAATTTGGTTATGAGATTTATCGTCGTTGGTATATCGATGGTCGTTTGTATTATCATGCAGTTATCGACGATAAGAATCCTAAAGAAGGCATCAAAGAAGTACGATTCATTGACCCTCGTAAGATCCGTAAGGTCAGAGAAATACAAAAGAAAAGAGCAACAAACTCACCAAGTGAAACTGCAATTTCAAAGACAGTCAATGAATATTATATTTTCAATGACAAGGGGTTCAACTACGGCAATAAAGCAGTTGGTACTAATACCAATGGCTTAAAGATTTCAAAAGATGCTATCATTCACTGCGTTTCTGGTTTGACTGATAACCAGGGAACGATGGTGCTATCTTATCTTCACAAGGGCATCAAGGCACTAAACCAGCTTCGCACACTAGAAGATGCACTGGTGATTTATCGCCTCGCGCGAGCGCCCGAGCGCCGTATTTGGTACATCGACGTTGGTAATCTTCCAAAGATGAAGGCTGAACAATACGTTCGTGATATCATGGTCAAACATAAGAACCGTTTGATTTACGATGCACAGTCCGGCGAAATCCGCGACGATCGTAAGTTCATGACTATGCTTGAAGACTATTGGCTTCCCCGCCGTGAAGGTGGTAGAGGTACAGAAGTAACGACGCTTCCAGGCGGTCAGAATCTTGGCCAGATGGACGACGTTCTTTACTTCCAAAAGAAGTTTCTACAAACACTTAATGTTCCGACCAGCCGTTTGAATTCAGACGCACTGTTTTCTATTGGTCGTGCTACTGAAATCACCCGCGACGAACTAAAGTTCTCTAGATTTATTATTCGTTTAAGAGGAAGATTCTCTCATCTTTTCACAGAGATGTTAAAGAAGCAATTAATTCTAAAGGGCATTACTACTGTAGATGATTGGGATAAGCTATCAAGCAACATTAAGTTTGATTTCGCAAAAGACAATTACTTTGCAGAACTAAAAGACGCCGAAATTAGAGACGGTCGTATCAATCAAGCTCGCAATATGCAGGATATGGCTGGTAAGTATTATTCTCATGAATGGATCCGTAAGAATGTTCTTATGCAGACTTCTGAGAATATGGCTGAAGAAGATGCAATGATTCAAGAAGAGAATCAGTCTCAAGATCCACGTTGGGTCAATCCGACTATTATTCAGAATGAACAGCTAGCACAGCAGCAAGAACAAGAGAATGCTCAGGCTCAACAAGCTCAACAGCCCCCCGCCCCAGAACAAGAGGCGCAGGATCAAAAAGTTGAAGAAATTAGACAAGCCATGGTATTCGTTAAACAGATGAAAGCTAGAGGCGCTCCTTCAAATAGATCTATACAAGATCAATCTAAATACAAGTCATCGGTTCAATTAATTGCAAAGAACCCTGAAATTGCACAACAAATTGGAGCAAATCCAGAAGCTCCACCCGAACAACAGCAACAATAGGTGATGTAAATGGACGATAATAATAAATATGATGTATCAGACTTAGTTGTTTCAGCATTAGAACAAAGACCATTAGACTTTGAAACTGCATTTAACGATCTTATTATTGATAGATTGCAAACAGCGATTCAAGATAAGAAGATAGCAATTGCACAGCAGATGTATGGTTATGAGCCTAATTCCGAAACAGAAACCGATTATTCAGAGGAAGAATAAAATGGCCAAACAACTCAACGACATCTTAAAGGGTGTTAAGAAATCAACTGTCAGCAAGCTAACAACAGGTAAAGATCCTGGTGTTGATTATGCTGATAAAATGCCCGACACAAGAGATTATGTCGCAAAGCATTCGATTGAAAAGCACGAAGATAGAGTTGGGAATGATTCAGACGTATACAATGGATCAAAGCAAACTCCAGTGTCTAAAAAGCAAAAGCGTCATGGATATGATTCAGAAAGCGACCAACGTGTATACGAAGCAAAAGACGAAACAGAATATGGCTACGAAGGTGATATGGCTATTTCTCAGT